CTTAATATTTCTGATTATAAAACAGAAAGGGTATATGATCTTCTAAACGTTGAGGATACACATTCTTATTTTACAAATGGTATAATTAGTCATAATTGTTTATTTCTTGACGAATTTGCCTTCGTAAATAGGGCTAATGAATTTTACACTGCAACTTACCCTGTTATTACATCAGGTGAAGATACAAAGGTTATTATTACATCAACACCTAATGGAGTTGGTAATATGTTCTATAAGATTTGGGAAGGTGCTACAAACGGAACTAGTGAATTTAAACCATTCCGTATTAGATGGCAAGATGTTCCTGGTAAGGATGAAGCATGGAAACAAAGAACAATATCTAATACATCAGAACTTCAATTCAGGCAAGAATTTGAATGCGCTTGGATCGGTTCCGCGGCAACTCTAATTAGTTCCGATGTTCTTTTGGCATTAACTTCTCGTGAACCTATAAAGATTCAGTATGAGATTAAGTATTATATTGAACCGCAAGAAGGTCATAATTATATAATGACAGTTGATGTATCTAAGGGGCGAGGACAAGATTACTCTACATTCTCTGTATTTGATACAACGGGTGAAACCTTTAAACAGGTATGTACATTCCGTGATAATATGATTTCACCTCTAATATTTCCCGAGTTGATTGTACGTGCTGCAAAGACATATAATGATGCAGTTATTGTTATTGAAAATAATGATGTAGGTCAGGTTGTGTGTAATTCGGTATATTATGATCATGAGTATGATAATACATTTATTCAATCTTCTGCAAAAGCATCTGGTATTGGTGTAACAATGTCAAAACGGGTTAAACGTATTGGATGCTCTAATCTAAAGGATCTCCTTGAACTTGGAAAATTAGAAGTATTTGATGCACCTACTATTATAGAATTAACATCATTCGAGCCAAAAGGTGATAGTTATGCTGCATCAGGAAATAATCATGATGATATGGTAATGAACCTAGTTATGTTTGCATGGTTTATTTCAATTGAGGCATTTGGTAAGATGGATTCAGTTGACTTAAAAGGATTACTATATGCAGATAGAATTAGAGAAATGGAGGAAGATGTTCTTCCGTTTGGTATAATGACGGGCTATGAATCAGCGCCTACTCCATCTATGGAGTTATATGAAAGGGCAAGAGCTGACATGGAAGAGTGGGGAATACTCTAAAAAAGTGTCAAAAATATAAATAGAATAGATTGAATTAATTCCTTATTATGATAGTAACTTATAATTAACAACTGACAAAAACAACACATGGCTAATCTAACATCAGTAGGAGTTCAGGTCACAGAATCTGATCTAATCTCTTACGTTCCACCACAATCAGCTTCAATTGGTGCCTATGTAGGCCACTTTAATTGGGGACCAGCAGACCAACTAATAAACGTAAATTCTGAAAAAACTTTGGCAACTATTTTCGGTGCTCCGAAGAATAATGCGGGTTCAGAACCTAAATTTATTCCATCATATTTGACTGCAGCAAGCTTTCTTCAATACGGTAATTCTTTAAAGGTTGCCCGTGCAGTAAATATTGATGCCCGTAATGCAGCAGGTGTTCAACAATCATATCTATCATCTCCTGGTTCAGGACCGATTACATTTGGTATACTTATTAAAAATAAGGAAGATTTTGATATTCAAAGTCTTGGAATATTTACTACAGAAAATTCTCCAATCTATGCACGTTATCCTGGATTACTTGGTAATAGTTTAGAAGTTCAAATTTATCATTATGATAATACTACTGTCGGTGCTCCAAAATATGTTGCTGACCTTGCTACCGAAGCTAAATTAAATTTTGGTACATTACCAGGCCAAACATATTGGTCACAAGATACTAACGGATCAGGTAATGATGAAATTCATATTATTGTTCGTGATTCTACTGGCTTTATTTCTGGTACAATTGGTGCAATTCTTGAATCATATCAAGGTTTGTCATTACAACCAGGTGCACAAACACTATCAGGTGGTAATAACTATTTTGCAGATGTAATTAATGCTGGCTCTTCTTATCTGTATATTAATGCTGAGGCTGAAGAACAGATTGCATCCTTACCGATTGACGGTACATATGATCTTGGTGATGCAAACTTTATGTTTGAATACGGAACTAATGGTGGTAATGATTCACATAGTATAGGTAATGTAACTGCTACATTAGGTCTCAACTTTTTTGTTGATATTGATAATACTGAAATTAATCTTTTATTCGCAGAATGTTTTGATGGAGATGCTAATATAAATGGATCAAATTTAATTGCGCAAGCATTAGAAAATATTGTTGCCGAGAGACTAGATTTAATGGCATTTGTTTCTGCTCCTATAAATCTATATACTATAACAGCAACGGGCAAAAAGGATGAAGTTCTCAATGGTAGATATAAATCATCTGGAACTCCTTCAAGTTTCCTTGTTTTCGATTCAACTCCAGTGTATGTTTACAATAAGTATACTGACAAATATAATTGGATTCCTGCTTGTGGACATATGGCTGGAATTTGTGCATATACAGATGCCATTTCAGATCCATGGTTCTCACCTGCAGGTCTAAATCGCGGACAACTTCGTGGTGTTACTAAACTTGCATATAATCCAATACAAATAGATCGTGATGAATTATATACTAATAATATTAATCCTATTGTAAGTCTTCCAGGTGAAGGTATTATTCTTTATGGTGATAAGACTGGCCAAATGCGTCCATCATCATTTGACCGTATTAATGTTCGCCGTCTATTCATTGTTATTGAAAAGGCTATCCGTAAGGCAAGTCGTTATCAATTGTTTGAATTAAATGATGAGTTCACACAACGGGCATTCAAAAATACTGTTGATCCATATCTTCGTGATATTCGTTCAAGACGCGGTATTATTGATTATGCTGTTGTTTGTGATTCCACAAATAATACACCAGCAGTTGTTGATTCAAATCGCTTTGTTGCTGATATTTACGTTAAGCCAACTCACTCAATTAACTTTATTACTCTTAACTTTATTGCAACACGTAATACCGTTTCTTTTAATGAAATCTCTGGCTAATCTCTAAAAACTAATATAAATACTTAAAATATATGAGCAATATTTCTAATTTTAAAGGACAATTAACTGGGGGAGGCGCCCGTGCCAATCTATTCAAGGTTAATATGCAATTCCCAACAGGTGTTGTTGCAGATGTCGTTAACCTTGAATATATGGTTAAAGGTGCTTCATTACCAGCAAGTACTGTTGGTGTAATTGAAGTTCCATACCGTGGACGAAAGTTAAAGATTGCAGGTGATCGTACATTTGAAACATGGACAATTACTGTTATTAATGATACTAATATGAGTCTTCGAAATGCATTTGAAGATTGGATGAGTATTATTTCTGCAAATGAGCAAAATATAACTTATGCAAATCCACCTCTATCATATACTCAAAATATGACAGTATCCCAATTGGATCGTTATGCAATTGTTACAAAGACATATGAATTCATTGATGCATTTCCCTTATCTGTTTCAACGATTGATCTTAATTATGAAACAAATGATGCGGTTGAAGAATTTACTGTTGAATTTGCATATCAATACTGGATTAATGGTCCTACACAATAATTGATGATTTTACAATATCCCGCTATTCGCTAATGAATAGCGGGATATATATCTTATATGAAGCTATTCGGATTTGAAATAAGTAAGAAGATTGATAAGACTGCATCCACCTCGGGTGCTATTGAAATCGACAATACTATTAAGTCATTTGCTATACCATCGCAAAATGACGGTTCTATGTTATTGCCTGCAGCATCTGCTGCTGGATACTATGGACAAATCCTAGATATTGATGGTACATCTTTCGTTAATGAAAAGGATCTAATCCTTAAATATCGGGCTGCTGCTGGACAACCCGAATGTGATAATGCTATTGCAGATATTACAAATGCAGCAATTGTTTCCGACTCCAAGGGAGCACCTATTAAACTAGATCTTGACAGTGTTGAATTAACAGACAAAATTAAAGATCGTATTTTCGATGAGTTTTCAACCATTCTAGAACTCCTAGACTTTAACTATACTGGATATGATATTTTCCGTAGATGGTATATTGATGGAAAAATCTATTTCCATCTTCAAGTAGATTCAGCAAAACCTAAAGAAGGTATTAAGGGTATTATTCAAATTGATCCTCTTAAGATTAAGAAGATTAAAGAAGTTACAACTTCAATTGATCAGGTTACAGGCATTAAGACCAATCATATTACAGCCGAATACTTTTTGTATTCCGACGATTTTACAAATACAATGAGTGGTGTTAGGATTGACCCTAATGCTATTGTTTATATTCCATCAGGTGTTCTTGATGAATCTGGTAAGGTTGCTATTTCATATCTTCATAAGTCGGTTAAGTTAGTTAATCAACTTAGAATGATGGAAGATGCATTGGTAATTTACCGTGTATCACGTGCGCCTGAACGTCGTATTTTCTATATTGATATTGGTAACCTTCCAAAAGGTAAAGCTGAAGAATATGTTCAGGGTATTATGGCAAAGTATAGAAATAAACTTGTCTATGATGTAAACTCTGGTGAAATTAGAGATGATCGTAAGAGCATGTCAATGTTAGAAGATTTTTGGCTTCCTCGTCGTGAAGGCGGAAGAGGTACTGAAATCACAACACTACCAGGAGGGTGTTTGGCTATGGATACCAAAGTATCCTTATTGGATGGAAGAGATCTTTCGATTCTTGATATTGAATTAGAAATGAAAGAAGGTAAACAACTCTGGACATATTCATGTGATGAATTTACAGGTGAAATAAAACCTGGATTAATATCATGGGCCGGTCAAACTCAAACAAATGCAAAGGTAATGAAAATTACTCTTGATAATGGAGAATCATTAATTTGTACGCCTGATCACAAATTCCCTGTATATGGTCAGGGTTTTGTTGCTGCTGAGGATTTATCTGTTAATTCTAGTATGATTCCCCTATACCGTGATAAGAAAAATATTGCTGAATATAAAAAATTAGATTATGAACAATATTTTGATAACTCTGATAAAAAGTGGAAATATACCCATAGATTAGTTGGAAAATTAGGAAAACCATTTATATCTGATTATGTATATGATGAATCATTAGAGGAAGAGATAAAGCAAATAAATCATCATATTGATTTTAATAGGTTTAACAATAGTCCTAATAATATTTGTAAAATGTCTTGGAATGATCATTCAAAATTACATGCTGATTTTGGATTTTCTAAAGAAGCAGCAGCTCTTGGATGTATTGCTGCTAAAGCTAGACTTGAAAGAATTAAGAATGAAGATCCTGAATTATACAAAGAAATTTGTTTAGAGATTGGAAACCGTACCAAACAAATGTGGTTTGATTATTCCAATGAAGAATATACTGATCATTGTAATAAAATAAGTGAAGGACATAAAAAATACCATTCTAGTTTAACTGATGAAGAAAAACAAATTCGTATAGATCGTTATAAAGAATGTTTATATAAAGGAACATTATCATTACAAGAAAAATTAAAGGATCCTATATTTAATGCTAACTTTAGACAAAAACAACGTGATGGCTGGTCTGATGAGGCTAAAGCTTTAGCATCAGATAGAGCAAAAATAAATAATGTTATTTCTTGGAATGATCCTATTAAAGGTGTTATTCGTAAAGAAAATCATACTACAAATCAAAAACTTTCATTTGATAATTTTATATTGTGTAATATCATTGATCTTATTACAGGAAAAACTTCTCATCAAGTTTCTTTATCTGATGTAGTGGAATTAATGAATTCAAATGATGAATGCAGATTAAGATTATCTGAATTAAATCAAAATAAGAATGTGCCTAATTGGAATATTTCTATCGGATTTACAGCGACAATAATAGTAAAATGTGTAAAACAATTTGGTTATGTAGATTGGGCAGATTTTAGAAAAAAAGAATCGGTTCATAATCATAGAATTGTAAAAATTGAATATTTAGATTATACAATTCCTGTTGGAACTCTTACTATTGATCACGATGAATTAATTCATAATCATCATACATTTGCATTATCCTGTGGTATCTTTACTAAGAATTCGAATCTTTCGGAAATCGAAGATATTCTCTTCTTCCAAAAGAAGTTATATCGTTCTTTGAATGTTCCATCTGATCGACTTGCATCAGATTCTAATTTTTCCATTGGAAGAGCATCTGAAATTTCCCGAGAAGAAGTTAAATTCCAAAAGTTTATTTCACGACTTCGTAAGAAGTTCTCCATGATGTTCTCGGATATGCTTCGCGTTCAGTGTATCCTAAAGGGTATTATTACTCTTGAAGATTGGCCGACTATTCGTGAAGGAATGGGTATCGACTTTATTGAGGATAACTTCTATTCCGAACTAAAGGACTTTGAAATTTTACAATCTCGTATAGGAATGCTTGATACAATCTCAAGCCATATTGGAACATACTATTCAGAATATTGGGTCAGATCTAATATTCTTAATATGTCTGAAAATGATATGGAAAAAATGAAGTTACAGATTGATGAAGAAGCACTAGAAAAGAAAGCATCTGAAATGGGAGATGATACTTCATCAAGTGATGAAGAAGAAGCAGAAGCAGAAGCAACCCCCGAAGAAGGTTCTGAAGAATAAATAGCACTAATATAAATAATAACATGATTGAAAATTTTATTAATACAGTTTCAAATGGTGATACCTCTACAATGGATGCCTCTTTTAAGAATCTTATAATGACCAAGGTTAATACCGTTCTTGATATCAAGCGAATTGAATTAACATCGGACATCTTTAATAAGCAACAAACAAAGATTGCAGAATCTGCTGATGATGCATATAAATCTGCTTTTGAACAAGAACAATCAAATCCAAGATTTGTTACAGCTCACCAAATAATTCATGCTGGTCTTACTCCAGAACAAATGGAAATTCATAATCAATTGATTGCAGATTGGCATATTAATGGCGGTAATATACAAAAGATTATGCGTGGCTTTTATCAAAAGGTTTATACATCTGGCAATAATACTGCCAATCCAGTAATGCAAAAAGCATTATCATACATTCTTGATAAGATATAATTTTATATGATCAAATCATTTATTCAACATATAACAGAAGATAATAAGAGTGCTATAGATTTTACTCTTAATAATATTATAATGAGTAAGGTTAATACTGTTCTTGATATTAAGCGTGTTGAAATAGCATCTACTGTTTATAATGAATCTATAAAAGAAGATCACGATATTTCATGGTTAGATGTTGTAACCGATGAACTAGGAAAATCTAGAGCAGATGATATTGAATATGCTTGTAAGAAATTAGAATCGCTATTACCATCATCAGAATATAAACAATTATATCTTAACATTTATACCTTTAATGCAAATAAGGTAAAGGTTGCAAGTGAATTAACAACTCTATTTAAACATCATAAAGATTATGTTAAGGTTGTTGAACAATTAAAGGTGATTGCAGACTCTAGTAAAATAAAAATATCGGGATTAACAGAAGAAACTGATAATTCCCTAGTGTAAATTTAACTTTGTATAAATATAAATTAAATGCTATTAATAACTGAACATCTTGATTCTACTATCTCATTATTAACAGAGAATAATGGTTCTGGTGAAAAAAATCATTATATAAATGGTGTGTTTATGCAAGCGGAACAACTCAACCGTAATAAACGCATTTATCCAAAAACAATTTTGGAATCTGCTGTTTCAAAATATGTAAATGAGTATGTAAGCAAAGGGCGCGCAGTCGGCGAACTTTCTCATCCGGAGGGTCCACAAATTAACCTTGATAAGGTATCCCATCGTATTACTGAACTTACCTGGAATAATAATGATGTTATGGGTAAGGCTCTTATTCTTAATACACCCATGGGACTTATCGTTAAGGGATTACTTGATGGCGGATGCCAACTTGGAGTATCATCTCGTGGTATGGGAACAGTTTCTAACAAAGGTGGAAAGACATATGTTAATGATGACTTTGCTCTTGCAACAGTTGATATTGTGCAAGATCCTTCCGCTCCATCTGCTTTCGTTAACGGCAT